TTCATTATATTTAACCAAGCAATCGCAACAATCTGACATTGCTTGAATGTTTTGCATAATTTTTAAATTAGTATCTAAAGTGCCATTAAATGTAAATCTAGGTTGATTTGATGTTCCGCCTGAATAATTAGTATATGTAAATGAAGCATTAGAATATGTATTTAATGCAGTTAAACTTGTTGTATTAATATTAGCAACAGGAATAGCCGCCCCATATCTTTCGCTTGTTAAATAATCTAAAAAACAATCGCCGGGCGCAGTTCTTGAATTGGTAACTTGAAAACGAGTTTGATTTAATGCTACTAAATTTTTATCTGCATTGTATTTAAGATGAATGATAGCAAAAGCCGTATTGCTCATTAATTTTGAACCATTCCAAGTATAAATTAAACCTGCGGCACTCATTACAGTAGTTGCAGGTATGGCAGTATTTGAAGGTTGATTTGATCCATTTTTATAAAGATATATATCCATGTATCCTGTAATATCTTGAACTTCACCTGTTGATTCATCTTCTAATCCTGTAACGGCCGCGCCTGATCCAAATATAACTCTTTTACCGCCCCAATAAATATTGCCAAAAGTAATTGTATCGGGCGTTCCACCTGTTTCTGTATTAGTTACTTCACATAAAGAAAATACCCAATAAATATCCTGATTATTATTAGTAATAGACATATCTGTAATAATGCCACCCACATAAGCTGATCCATAAACTACAGGAAGTTTATTATCGCCTGCCGGTGGAAGTTGTTGGCGATTACCGGGATTAGGTTGTTGAGCATTTGAATTAGATTGATCGGGAGCGCTTGGTGCAAAAACTTTAGAAATAATAGATGATGCAACCATATTAATAGCAAAAGCCATAATTTGACCTGCAAAACTTGCGGCAAAAGCTTCGCTTATTAATGTAGAAACAATAAATCCGCCTGCATAAGCATTACTGCAAAGCGTAAAAAATAAAATAAAATTGATTATAAAACCAATCATTTAATTTCCCAATGTTGTTCTAATTTAACCATCCCATATCTTTCAAATTTAACGCCATCATAAGATGACATAACTGCTTGTTGTATCTCATTGTTTTTTAACATTTCTTTTGCTATTTTTACATATTCTTTTATTAATTTAGCAATAACAAATTTGTTATATCCATGCAACATAACTTCTTGTAATTGATATATATCTTTTAACCAAAAGCATTCTGTTTTTGCCGCTATTAATATGCCTGTTTGCTTATCATTAATTAAAACAAAACCTCGACCTGCATATAAAGTTGCTAATATTTGTTCAATATAAGTTTTTGACCATGCTAAAGGATTATTGGTTATTTGATTGTTTGATGTAATCGCAAAATCTTTTAGCAGTTCTATTATCTTATCGTTATCGTATTTATTGGCAAATCTAATCAAACATCTCTTCCAAAAGCATAATTAATGGTTTCAATAAAATTAACTCTATTCATTGATGTATCACCGGGATTAAAAAATTGCCAAGCATTATCATTGGTGTAACGACCGGCAGTTCTATTTTGCAGAATAATTTGAATGCTAGATGCTGAAGCAGTTATGATGCCAACATAACCTCTTGCTTCTTCCATATATTGTTCGGATATTTGGAATGATGATATATAGCCTGTAAAAAACTTATAAAGGCCGCCTGTGCCGCCTGTAGTTATAAGCTCATTATTTGTATCAAAAAATCCATGCCACATTTCAATTAAAGAACCTTTAATATCATGGCCTAATACCCATCCTAATAATGCAGTATCAAGGCCAACTAAAGTAATTGAAGTTTCATTAGCAGTTGATTTAATATCACGCTGAACATCATTAATTTTAACTAATGCACCAAGCGCATCAAAAGGTTGGCTATCTACCGCAGGAATTGTTAAAGCAGTTGGAGTTGTAGCAAAACGATAAGTAGCGGAAGCAGTCGTAACCCTTACGAAATCTGCCATCCTTATATTATTAGTATTTTGTATTGGCGCTATTACATTCATTATAAGACCGCTTCTATAGCTTTAAATGTGCCATTCCACGCAATAAATGAATCATTAGTCATTGGAACAAAAGTATATGTTGGATATTCTTGAAGTATGACAGGGAATGTTACACCTGTATAAGTATTGCCACCAATTGATTGAGTAGTGCCATATTGACCTATAACTGCAAGCATAGGAACTGCAAGTGTAGTCATAATAGTTCTATGAACAGGAATACTGACTGTTGATGATGTTCCTCTTGTAACATCGGCAGTTGCTATATAAGAATAACGATCAATCTGTAAAAAATCGCCTGTTTTAACTATATATTCAGTTGATGCCATTGTAGGTAATGATCCCAATACAATTGTTTTATTAGCGCTTGATGTTTGAAATTCACATAATGCTATTTCGGCAGGTGTCATATCGCCTTGATAAGCAATATAACTAACCCAACCTGTTGTTCCAAAATTAAGATATTGCTCGTATTGTCTATCTTGCGTTCTTAATTCTGAAAGTAATTGTCTATTTTGACTATAAAGCAAATAATTCATTGGCTTCATATCAAATTGAAATGGTTGAACAGTAAGAATTTCTGATGTTGAAATGCGTTGATTACGACTTAATGTTTGACCAATAAATCTATGATCGTTAATCGCAATGGATTCTGAATTGGCAAGTATTGTGTTTAATGTAGCCATTTATTATCTCGATTGTGGTAATGATCTTTGAGCAGATTGATTAGCTGACCAAACTGCTTGTTTATTTTTAGCCAAAAATTGAGTTGCTGATTGTGTGTCAATCGCATTCATATTTGCAATGTAAGGGCCATTATACACTACTTGAGGGCCACCGCCCATAGAGGTTAATTTGTTATTAGGAATTATAGTGCCTGCGGTTTTAGGAACAAACAATTCAGGGCCACGCTCACCAACTAAACTTGCCATGCCAACAGGTGGATCGCCACCATCAGCAAAAGTTAATTTAAGCCCACCGGCGCTTGGTGCAGTTGCAAATAATCCACTACCGCCACCACCCCCACCAAAACCAAATATTTTACCTAGCGCACCAAACATAGAAGTTAATTGCGCTCTCATTTGAATTTTAAGAAGATCAGCAATAATACTTCTTGCTAATTCACCAAATTTAAGTTTGCCTGTAGATGTAAATTGATCTAATGCTTGCTCCATATTTGATGTTACAGATACGAATGCTTGCTCGCCTAATTTAGCGGCGTTTGTTGCAGATTCAACATAAGATGCATAAGCTTTTTTCCAACCAAATTCAAAAGTTCTTTGACTTTGTGCAATATCATATTCCTCTTGCGCTCTTTTCTTTTCTGATTGCGCCCATTCAGCCGCTTGTTCTTTATTCATTTTCTTTTCAAGAACTATCAATTTTCTTTTTTGTTCAATATCAAATAAATCAAGTTGTAATTTTCTTTCATTTTCTGTTAAAAATACTAACTCGGCTTCTTTTTGATTTCTTTGTCTATTAGCTTCAGATATTTGCAATTCTTTTTTATAAAACTCTTCTTGCATTTTCATTCTTTTAAGAACTTCCTTATTAAGCTCTTGTTCTCTATTTATTTTATCTTCAGAATCTTTTTCGCCTTTTCCTTTTGTTGCAATTTCTTGATTTGGCATATAAATAGCGCCGGGAAAAAATTTAGCAAAAGCGCCTAAATTATCATCAAGAAATTTTTTAATTCTTGCCATTGTGTTATAAAATGCAATAGCTTTATCTGTAATATATTCAAAAGCCCCGCCTACGGCAATAGCAAAGCTTGTTTTCATAGTTTCTGAAATTCTTTGAAGATTATCTATAGCATTTCCTATTGCTTCAAAAGCTTTTTGAGCGTCTTTATATGATTCTTTATTTCTTTCGAATGTATCAGCCACTCCACCAAAATCTATACCTTTTGCTTGTTTTTTAAATATATCTAAAGCAACGCCTGTTTTTTCTGTTGAATCTTTTAAATCTTTAAATCCTTTAATGCTTTTTGAAAGCAATTGCTCCATAGATTTTGTGCGCAATTCATCCATAGATATACCAAGCTTTTGAAAGCTTTTTTGCATATCTTCATTTTGATGGTTGGCTTCATAAACTGCTTTAGAAAAATTAGCAACCATAGCGGCGGCGGCATCAGCTTTGCCACCATTAGTTACTAAAGCTTCATTAAGTCTTAAAACAGTTTGAACAGAAAGTTCGGAAGATTGTGCTACATCGTTAATACTATCGGCAAATCTAATTGCGGAAGTGGCGGCGGCAACCATTCCTGTTGCAATAGCCGCAACGCCTAATCGAGAACCTATAATAGATTGATTAAATCCTTGAAGGCGTTGTTGAGCTATACCTAAATTCTTATTGAATTCACCGGCATCTAAACCTAGAACAACACCTAATCTCGATATTAAAGACATTTTACTTACCTTTTAAATTTGTTTATATCAAATCCTTTTGCTTGGCTTATAAAGGTGAGTAGTGATTCACTTGCAGATACTTCAGGCTCGTTATAATAATATTGATAAGTTGCCCCCAATATATCTTTAAGCTTATAAAGTTGGCTATTGCTTGCTCGCAGATAATTAAATACACCCGCCGTTAGCGTTCCTAGCCCTACTGCAACACTTTTATTGCCTAAAGCACCATCAGCATACATGACCATAATTTGATGCATTGTAGCTTCATCTAATGCGTTTATAGTGTCTTGTGTATGCCCATTAAAAATAAGTGCCGCACGAACTTGAGTTCTTAATGAGCCAATTACTTTGAGCGAGTTTCCTTGTAATCAGGCGCTATAACTTCATTAATTTTATCAACTAAAGTAAGTTGAATGGCTAATGGAAATTCAGCTTCTACATCTTTATATTCAAGACCTTCCAATGTTTGCCCATCTTCAGGAATTAAAAATTTAATATATTCAGTAATTCTATGTTGAATTGTAGCTTTATTTTTAGCCGCTTCTCTAATAGATCGGCCATCCACAATAATGTCATTATCTTTAAACTCTACATTATCATCAGCTTGATCTTTAAACTTAATCAAATCTTTACTTAATTCTTGATATATCTCTTCAACTTCTTTTTCATCAGGATTTTTAAAATATTCATAAATAGCTTCAATTTCTGCTACACTTGGCACTCTTACTTTAAAAGTATGATTGCCCAATTCAAAAGTTCTAGTAAGAATAGATATTTTATTCTCTTCATACTTTTTACCTAAAGCCGTTCCTAATTTACTCATATATTCTTACTCCTATATTGTTCAATCTTTTGTTTTAAAATTTGACCTAATGTTGCACTTACCGCTTGAGCTTGTGATTCTAAAGATGCTCTTAAAAATGGTTGAGCCGCCATTTTGGCAGTTCCAAATTCATTAGCCGCCGCTCTTCCATCCGCAAGATAACCTTGCTCTGCAAAATAAGCTTTTCTAGCGCTTTTGTATTCAGCACCTTTTAAATGTCCATGAGATGCTTTAAATTTATTTTTTAAAGATTTAGGAATTGGTTTTGTGGAAACTAAAGATATGACGGAATCTTGGTATTTTACATATCTTGATTGTTTGTCTTTTCCACTTGGTCGTCTAGCCGTAATATATAGTGAACGATCCAATGTTCCTGTATCTTTAGGTGATAATGCTTTTGCCATAGCCAATACAGGCTTCATAGCTTCTCTTACTGCCGGGACTAAAACTTTACTTGTAGCTTTTTTATCCCCTATGTCATTTCTTAATTGCTCAAACACTTCAAGGGTTTCTTTTAATCCTTTAACCTCAAAGGTTGTAGCCATTATTCCGCCTTAATTATTTTTTGATAAATCGTATTATTAAGTTTAATAGCGTAATCGACTGCTTGTTCAGGTGTTAATTTATCGGCATGATTTTTAGCAATATCGTGAGCTAAAGCAATACCTGTTAATCGTTGTTGAGCAAAACCAAACCAATTCTTTTGACCGGAATTGGCTTGGCTCACTAAATAACTTAATAAATCATCGCTATTTTTTATTTGTGTTGTCATTTCTTATCCTTGATTAATTAAGAGTTAGACCATCCGTATTGATTGCCGCGTGGATGAATCGTGAACATACATTTAGCTTCAGCAGTTGGATTAGGATCAACTTGGAATTGACCTACGCGACCATTGAATGCGTAATTAACATAATTAGTTCCATCAGTAGCTTGAATCACATAAGTTCTATCAATAGTTCCATTTTCAGCATCATCTCTCATTAATAGCAATTGAGTATCAGCAGGATTCCATGCCGCAGTAATTGTCATTGATGTTGGTGCGGCTTGTGTAGGAATCTTATCTGATTGACGAGAACCTGCAACATTATAGTTAGCAACTGCATCATCTTGACCAAAAGCAGGAATAGCTTCAACAGGTAATAAATTGCCTGAAGTGCAAATTGCTGATGTGTCTGCCCATGTTGCTAATTCAGTATTATCTAAAACTGTTGGAGTTGCACCTGATTGGCAATATAATGATGCGCTAAAACCCGGTAAAACTTTATTTGGAAGTGCCATAATTTATTTCCTCACATTAAAAAATTAAAAATTCTTATGTTGGTATGTATAAGGTGCAATCCATAAAAATATTAAATAGATTGATCTCATTGTCGTATCCATTATATAGCCACATTACATCAGCTTTAGAAATTTTGAAATTTGTGCCACTAGGGTTTCCAAAAGTTCCACTATAGCCATGTAACGCTTGCAAAATATCATTAGCAGTATTAAAACTATCTGCCATTGTGGTAGAGAAAACACTTATTTGAAAAATAGGTGTATCTATACCTTTAACACTTTGTGTTTGGCCTGTATAAACAGGTTGATGGACATTTCTTAATTGCCATGTAACAAAGTTATTCTGCGTTGCAAAATTTCTGTTGAAATTAGCATAAACAGGTATAGGTGCTATTATATCACCTAACTGCCATTGTATGGCTTTTGCATAATCATTTACATTCTGTTGAGTAGCCATTTTAAACCTTTGTTATTGGATCGGATCGGTAACACATCAAGGTTACGGACATTCTGTCATTAGATTCAATAGCATCAGTAATACGCCAATCTTTATTTCGCCAAGTAATCGAATATAAATTTTGATTATCGACAATATCTTTTAAATTAGGCGTGTAATTAAAAGTAAATTGAATTAAATCTTGATATACGCGATAACGCTCTGTAATAGCAAGAGAATTCTTTACATCGGATACTAAAGGCCTAGTTGTAAAATTAGGCGTGATTGTTGTTGTATATTCACCATATAGATCAGTTCCAAAGGTGAGATCATTAACAACCACATTTTCATAGCGCTTAATGGCCATTTATATTCTCACATTACAAGTGGTTTATATGGTCTTAATAAAGCATCCACTCCATAAGGAATGTTTTGTAATTTAGTTAAAGTTGTTTCAGCACGATTATTATATAAATGTGTTAGTAATAATAAGCCTGCCTGTTTAATTACAGGATATGCTTGTAAAAAGTTAGGGTTTTGCGTGTATTCAACAACAAGCGGACTTGTTCTATTCATGCTGATATTGCTAGGTGTGCCATTAGGCAAAATAACTTTATTGCCTGTCGTATCGTAATAATAATCGCTTGTTGAAAGCGTGGTTAAAACGCTTGGGCTATTTCCGTTATAGTAAGCAACTTTAGTAATTGCAATGCCACCTGAATTAAATTTATCTATATAAGATACTTCAGGCAAATCTAGACAAACAGGGCTTGCATAGATTGATTCGACATTATAATAAACGCGATATGAAGTAGGGAAGATTGCCATACCAAGATAATCCTCAATATGCATTCTTACCGCTACTTCTAAACCTTCTAAATAAGCATCTTGTGATTCATCGCCAAACAAGTTTAATTGATTGGTTATCTCATCAAGCGTTAGCCAATTAGTTGTTAAATCGCGTGCAATTTGCTCAACCTTTGTATAATTAAAAGGATTGCGAGTTGCCGCATAAGGAACTTGCCCTAGCGTATCAGCCATTTATTATGCCCCTACTAAAAAGACACCTGCAAAAGGATTGCGAACTGTAGATGCTAATCGTTTTTCAGCATATAGAGTTACAAAGCCGGGAGCAGTTTGATCAAAGCGCTTAATATTCATTTCCTCTGCATCAGCAATAGTTAGGAATTGATCCCAATTTGCTAATACGCCTGAAATCTTGCCTGCCGCAGGTGCGTCTAGGTAAGGATTAGGAATTACAGGGAAACCAAAAATAAAAGCTACTGCGCCACCATCTTCATCGCCAACTTCTGTGAACATTGGTGCGCCACCTGTTGATCCTTTTAATTTTCTTAATTGAGAAATTAAAGATGGATGTAAGTGCCATGCAGTTGTAGGCAAACTCCAATATTGACCGGGCAATAATGAAGCCGCATTTACAATGTCATCATAAGTAATAGCTGAAGCTGAAAACTCTTCTT